AGCCGTGATAGTTGGCCAGACAAGCCAGATACCAGAGTACATCACCTAGTTCAGCAAAGATCTTTTCCTTGAACAACGGGGTGTACTCACCAAAGAACTCATCAGGTTCCTGACTCCAGTACCTTGAATCTTGACGGGCAATCTTCTGCATCAAAGACATGACCTCACCTACCTCTGCTGCAAGGCCATAGGTCAGATGCTCTTCTGTGTTTACCAACAGAGTATCCAGTGCCTTGTTCTGGTAGTCATCAAGGTCCATCATCAAGCTCCATAATAAGTCTGTTCAAGTACCACTGGGCTTTCTTAAGATCTTCCAGAGGCTTCTTCTTGTACCTCCAACGGTGGAGATACTTCTTGGTGTTACCCTCAAGAAACCCAAGGTAGGTTTCAAAAGGCATGTTATCCTTGAGGTAGTCGATACATTCAACCTTGCCTGAACGATAGTGGGAGGGGGACTCCACAGAATCCCCCTTGGTTTCTTCTACCAACTCTTTCCATTCAACAGGTTTATAGTACATGTCATAGTCTGTGTCTTCTTGAATAGAATAGTAGTCTGGTGTTGGCTCTCCCATTTAAGCCTCAATCTCAAAGGTCATGTCCTTCTTCTTCAGATCCTCGGAAGGAGGGAAAGGATCAGCAGACTCTTCAAGAGCATCAGCAAAGTCACCGGAAGGCTTTGAGAACTCGACAAGTTCAATGACCTTCAGGGTTCCGAACTTCTTCTTCTTGTTGTCCTCATCCCAGTCAATCATCTTTCCAAGCTTGATAACCTTGCCATACTTGGGTGTGTCGTAAGAGCGCCAGTACACAATACACTCAGAGCCATTACCAATCAACGCCTTGGTCCTCTTACCAGCCTGATCAATGATGACCATCTCAGACTCAAAGCCCTTGAGATCAACCACAGGATTGCGAAGGGTGATATACTTCCCCCCGTCATTGATCCGCTCCTTCCCGTCCTTGATCTTATTGTCAAGGCGAAGCTCAATCAACTTCTTCTCAATCTCAGGGGTGACTGCAAGGTTAACCTCATAGTTCCCGAACTGAGAAGGTTCCTGAACATGGGCGAAGTAAACCTTGGTGTGGAACTCACCAGTCACAGTCTTCGTAGCAGTAGCCATTTGTTGGTTCTCCAGTTAACGATAGTCTATAGTGTATAGTTATTCCAGACAGATGTCAATGGGTTTCTGCCCAGTTCTTTCCTGTCTTGTATTCACCATCAAGAGGACAGTTAAGCTTGAAGTACTTGCCTGTATCTCTGATAGCCTGTACCTGTAGTTTGCCCAGATCCTCTGCCCTAGCCTCCTCTACTTCTGTTTGCCATTCGTCATGTACCCATACCACCTGACAAAAGTTGATTTTCTGCTTCTTGGCTTGGGTATACCAAAGATAGTTTGCCATACGCATGATCACAGTCTCACCACCTTGGAGGTAGACAGACAGAGACTTATGCTCGGACTCTATCTTGATCCTTCTGCCGTCAAGACCGACAAGGTAACCTCTCTGTGCAGCCATGCCAGCCTTCCTCTTCAGTTCTTTTAATGCAGGAATAGACCTGAGGAAGTTGTCCATTGCTTGCTCTGCCTGTCGGACAGTACAGCCCAGTATCTGGGCCACCTTGGCCTGACCAGCCCCAAGAAGCCAAGCATAAATAAAGGTCTTGGCTGTTGGTCTGTCCTTGCAGAACTCACCCAGTGCTTCCTTGTTGAAGGTATGGATGTCACCCTCAAGAAGTGTCCGGGTGTACTCAGGATCGTTCATGTAGTGGGCGAGTACACGAAGTTGTATTCCCGCAGCATCTGTTCCAACCAGACTAAAACCTGAGGGGACAGTCCAAGCCTCTCTGCATTCGTATGCAAATAGTCCAGATAAGCCACGCTCTGTGGTGATAGAGGGGATGTTTGCCATGTTTGGGTTTTGGTGGCTGGCCCTGTGGGTGACAGTTCCGGGTACGATAACTTGTCCGTGGACTCGGCCATCTCTGTCCATTCTGTCGAGCCAGTCTTTTGCAGTCTTCCATCTTGTTTCAAGGATTTTCCACTTCTTAAGATCTTTGATACACTCAGGCATCTGAGTACCATCAGGCATGTGGTCAGGGATAGTGTCAAGGTTCTCCTGACATATCTTCCAACTCTTCCCTGTCTTGGTAGCTACGGTTGGTTTCCATCCAAACTCATCAAGTCTCTTGACGATCTGCGTTGGTGAGCCAAGGTTGAACGCCTCGACATGATCCTTGAGTCTTTTACCTGTCTTCTCAGAATATCTCTCTGTGATGATTGGCGGAAAGTATTGAGTAACTGCTTCCTCAATTCGATTAGCCTCTTCTGATGCACCTGTGTAGATCCTCATTGCCACATCCTTGTCCAACAGGAAACCATTACGGACCTGTTCTTGGATGATGTATTGTGTTGCATGTTCAAGCCTGATGCTATCCATGGAAAAACAGTAAAGCATCCTGTGCAGATGTTTGTATACCTTCTCTGTTACCTTCACGTCTTGCTTGCAATAGACCTTCATCTCCTCAGAGTACTGGGAGAAATCCTTGAAGGGTAACTTCCTTTCCCCAAGTCTTTCTCCCCATGCCTCTAGAGAATGCCCGCCTTCAAGAGTCGGATCGTACAGCCGGGACATGACCAGAGTGTCCGACTGTCTTCCCAAGGGGATAGTAATCCCCCACAGTTTGGACAAGACAACTGAGTCGAATCCGATACTGTTGTGTCCGATCCATTCTGCCCCAAGGTGGAGTTCATAGAACAGCCCGAACTTTTCCTTGTCCCTGAAGATGTAGTAACCTTCTTGGCCATAGACCTTGGCTACCAGTACATGAATGGTGGTTGCATCAAGAGCATCAGTCTCTATGTCCCATACGATCTTTGTTCCATGTAGGTGTGTCATGTTCCAGCTTTCTCAGGTAGTCAACTGCTTCAAGGATGGTGTTACACAGTTCATGGATCTTGGGTCTGTCTTCGTCGTGCATGGTAGGTGGTTTTGAAGGTACATAATACATTTCCATAAAATCTTTTACAAGATTCTTGAAAGTAATAACTCTCTCAGAGAAACCATCACTTTCTGTTGAGACATAAACCCCAACACCATCCTCTGTCAGATAACAATCAATGTAGACTGGAATATTAATCTTCGTTCCCATCATCATCTCCTCCATTGTTAACCGGGGTATCCGGTTGTTCTTCGATAAGTCTGCCAGACTCTGTATGATACCGCAGATGAGTGGCGAGTCCGGTCATGCCACTGAACCTGTTCTTCACAACCCTGACCCTGACAATATGCCTCTCAGATGGATCATCTGCCTGAGTATTACGTTCAAGACCAAGAATAATATTACTAAGTTGCCCAATGCCAGCAGTACCCCTGATGTCACTAAGGCTAACAGCAGCACCTTCTTCATGCGACTGCCCATTCGGTTGCCTCCTGAGGTGAGCGGCCATGATAATACACACACCAAGTTCAACAGTCAATGTCTTGAGCTTGGTGGCAATCTCATCTAGTGCCCTGCGTTCATCTCCGTTGCTCTGGTCTGAGACAACAATGGAGATGTGGTCAAGGATGATGTACTTGCAATCCAATGCCCTGACCAGATACCTGATCGTGCCAAGTATCCTGTCAATAGAGTTGGAACCAAAGCTGTCGTACAGAAACACACGCCCAGAACCAACAGTAGCTTTATAAGCTTCATCAAACTCTTCCTTTGAGTACTCTGCATCTGGGAGGTACAGTCTCTTGTTGGCATGTACAGACATCAACCCTAGTCCTGTGTCACGGATAGGTTCCTCAAGGAACAGGACACCGACATTGGCCTTGGTGTTGTTCAGCAATCCATAGACTAGCTCTCTGAGGAATTGTGTCTTTCCAACGCCTGTTCCAGCAATGACAGTAACAAGTTCTCCAGTCCTGAGTCCATAGGTATAGTCATTGACACCATCCCACGGGTAGTTAACAGAGTCATACTCAGGCTTTCTGAGGAGTAGGTCATAGATACTTGCCCCGGATACAATACCATCAGGGGTGAATGGTCCTGCTGTCCGGTGCTGTTCATAAAACTCCTTTATGTTATTGTTCTTGAGGTAATCAGAAGCGTCCTTGTGCAGGGCCAGCTTCATGATCCTTACCTTCTTGGGATCGAAGAGACTGGCACACTTAGTTTGGGCTTCTTGTCCGGGTTTGTCATTGTCAAAGGCAAAGACGATACGCTTGAAAGAGTTTACCCATTCGTAGTTACGCTTCAGGTCAGACACTGCCGTGGATGCAGAGCATACAGACACAACAGGTTCATTCAGCATCTGGTATGCAGACAAGGCATCAAGCTCACCCTCAACGATAGTGACTGTGTTACCACCTTGGGGGAACAGGTTCTGTCCAAAGAGTTCTACCTGTCCCGGAGATCCAGACCAAGGGAACCCGGCCTTGTCAGGAAGACGGGTCTTCACAGCAACAAGTCTGTTGTCCTTGTAGTACGGGTACAGATGCTTGCCGTCCTGTTGCAGTACACGGTACATCTCCACAGTCTTCTGTGTCAGTTTCCGGTCATGGATAGGGGCAAGATCACCCTTCATCATCACCGGAGTATTGGACATACTTGTCATATCTTTTCCTTCGCCAAAGTATTTATTACATACAAAACAATACTGGTGGTCACCGTAATCATACAGACCATCACTCGATTTCCCACAAGGGCACGGTTGGTGTTTCTTCATCCTCTATTTCTTTCATCAGTACTGTTCTGTGTATCATGTCTTGACATTCCCTGCAAGG